AAAGAAAAATGGTGTGATATGGATTATGTTGCAGCATGGATCAGAGAACAGAAATACGAGCCAAAAACATCAATGAAAAATTTAATAGAAATGATTTTTGGTTATTACTTTGAAGACGATGATGTAAAAGAAAGAGGATATTTTGCAATTAAGGATGAAAGAAAATATCCCGATAATCTTATGATATTTGTTCCAGATGTAGCAGAATATGTATTTGCAAGTGGTGGATTAAGCGAATTTGATTATGAAGTATAGATTGGAGTGATGGAAATGAGAAGAACAACCAAAAAAGAACGAAAAGAAAATGCAAATAGATTTTATAATATGTTTATGAATAGTAATTGCAACCAGGCAGCTATTGTAGTTGAAAGAACAGAAAGTAGTAACCCGAATATCAATAGGTGCAGATTCATAGCAGTTCCATCAACACTTGCATTTATGGAAAACCCAATAGTAATTGCAGAGTCTGTATCTGGGATTACAGGTTGTTTTATGGAACTATTAGATGATATTAAGCCAAGAAGAGGAACAGAAAAAACATATTTTGATGATGGGTTTAACGATTGGCTTGAAGAAATGTATAAGTTCAGAATTACATATAAGGATGGACTTGTATTTATGTTGGAAAAGAATATTGAAGAAGCACAGTAAATAGCAATTTCAAAAGGAAAGGATGGTTGATTTATATGAAAAAAGATAAATTAGAAAAGTATCTTGATGAGTTATCAGAAGGAACTGATTTTGATTTTAGAATATCAGAAATAAAGAATGGTGAAGTTGAGTTATACATGCAGGGAGATAACCCTTGCAATGAGGATTGGTGTACTGAAATTACAATTAAGAATCCAAAGACAAAGAAAGAATTAATAGAGACTTTACACGAAAAAATGTGGGAACTTTATGATGGCTTTGATGTTGAGGAAGAAACATATCTTATGTTAAAAGCAAAGAGAAATGGATTTCAAGGTGTTCCTGATGTAGTTGATCTAGTACATAACGAGGAATATAAAGAAAATGCATTGAAAGAGTTTGCGGAAAAATTAAGAGACTTATATTAGAAAGGAATACTTAATATGTTAGATATTACAAATTTATATGCTTACAGGATTGAAGAATTGGCTGTTGGGATAGTAAAGGCAGAGTCATATGAAGATGCAAGAGAAAAGGTGAAAGTAGCTTATTTGAAACACAACGATTGCTTTGATTCTGAAAGAGATTTTATTGAGTTAAAGGAAATTGCAGAGAATGATTCATGGTTTAGTGATAATCCTGATGTAGTTGAAGTTGATGAATTAATATAGAAGTGGAGTGATGAGATATGAATTATACTTATTTTGGAAACAGAATTGAAAGAAGCCCATTAGGGAATATGGGGTTACAGTTATTAGAAGCTCAAGAGAAATTAGTTTCTCAAGAATATGAAGTTGAGAATCTTAGAATTAAAGCAGCTATGTATAAAGCATATTTCTTTCGTAACTCCATATTAGCAGAAAAATTACAAAAACAAAGTGAAGAAAACAGAGATGCACTTATCGGAGAGTTTGATGGTTTTTCATATGCAAGTTGGAGAGCTAATG